CCAATCGTGCAAAAGCACTAGCGGATGTAATGAGAGGAAAATAATATGTGGACTAAATTTGTAGATTTTTGGACAGGATTAAAAAGATCAGTACAGCTATTCTTAATGGGAGTAGCAATAATTATTATTATAATGATTATTAACAATATATTTTAAGTATGGTTTGGCAAGTATTAGCAAAGCCATTACTCGGTGTTGTCGGTGACTCCGTAAAAAATTTTGCAAAGCACAAAGCTGCCAAGCAAGAATTAAAAGTAAAAGAAGTAGAAGCCGAAATTAAACATAAAAAAGATATGGCTGAAGGAAAAATTAAATGGGAGAACCAAGCACAAAAGAATTTAGAAAATTCTTATAAAGATGAAATAGTTTTAGCTATTTTATTACTGCCTTGTCTTTTCGCATTTTATCCTCCTGCGGTTGAACATATTAAAACTGGCTTTCAAGTTTTAGAAGAATTGCCTGAATGGTATATGTGGCTTCTTTTTGCAGGATTATCGAGTGCCATTGGTTACAGAGGAGTCGATAAACTGATGAAGTTTAAAAATAAATGAGAAAAGAACATAAAAGCAAAACTGGTGGTTTAACTGCAGCAGGTCGGAAATACTTTAAAAGAAAAGAAGGTCTGAACTTAAAACCACCTGTTAAATCTGGTGATAACCCAAGACGATCAAGTTTCCTGGCAAGAATGGGAAACATGAAGGGTGCTGAATACAAAGACGGCAAACCAACAAGATTATTATTGTCACTACGCAAATGGGGAGCAAGTTCAAAAGCTGATGCCAGAAAAAAATCTAAGGCTATCCAAAAGCGAAACGAAAAGAAAAAAAAGAGCTGACCAATATTTTGATTTATTTCCTGAAAAGAAACCACAAGGATTGTCTGGTGGTGAGAAAATGATGGATATTAAAAAAAGAAATCGTCAATGTAAAGAATGCGATCCAGTTGATCTAGTTCTTAGCATTGGTGATAAATGGATGTGTTTTGATTGTAAGCATTCTCCGTATAAACAAGATGAGTGGATATGAAAAAGAAAACAAAATCTAAAGTTAATGAAGCAGGTAATTACACAAAACCTACAATGCGAAAGAGATTATTTAATAAAATAAAAGCAGGATCAAAAGGTGGTAAACCTGGTCAATGGTCTGGTCGTAAAGCTCAAATGTTGGCTAAACAATACAAATCAGCAGGTGGAGGATATAAGTAATGCCTAAAGGTAAAAACAATAAGTATAGTAAGAAACAAATGAAAATCGCAAGAATCTCTGAACCAAGAAATAAGATTACTGCTGCGGATTTTAAAAAACTAAAGAAGAAAAATGGCACTAAAAAAAAGTCAAAGAAGTCTTAAAAACTGGACAAAGCAAAAATGGAGAACAAAGTCAGGTAAACCAAGCTCTAAGACAGGAGAGAGATACTTACCTGAAGCTGCCATTAAATCTATGACAGCATCCGAGTATGCATCCACTACCAGAGCTAAACGCAGAGATACAAAAAAAGGAAAACAACACTCCAAGCAACCTAAAAAGATAGCCAAAAAAACAAGGCGATTTAGGTAATTACAGGTTTGACAAGAATAAGTCTTGTTAATTAATATAAAATCAAAGGATTAATTATGCCAATGGGTATGGGAACTTATGGATCTGCTAAAGGCAGACCACCAAAAAGTAAAAAAGCTAAGAAAAAAGTTAAATCTAAAAAAGCAAAAAAGTCTAAAAAAAATAAAATTACTTACTAATGTTTAAAATCATGGCTGTTGTATGTTTCCTAAATATTCAACCAGATACTAATTTGTGTCTTTATAGAGCAGAATTAGGCACAGAGATTGAGGATTGGGAAACCTGCAACGAGCTAGTTGATAAGATCGTTAATATTGTTGATCAGCCATTTAAAGATAAAAATATAGCTGCTGCATTTTCTTGTCAATTTATTGCTTCCACTCCAATATAATTATGATATTGCTCTCCTCGTATTAAGGAGAGTTGGCAGAGTGGTTGAATGCAACAGTCTTGAAAACTGTCATAGATGCAAGTCTATCGAGAGTTCGAATCTCTCACTCTCCGCCATCTCTAGTAACTGGACAAAAAGTTCTATCCTTCCCTTGTAATTTCCAATCCCTATTTTTCCAATCACCATATTTTTTTTTGTTTTTTGAATATTTCATCGTAAAACGAACAGCTTCCCTGTATCTTCTGTGCATTGCTTTTAACTGATTTAATTTGTAATTTTCAGAAGCATCCATCCATTGACTATGCCAATCTCCCAATGCTTCTAATATTGTTTCCGAAACTTCTTTAGGTATCTTATTCATAATTTTCCAATTGTTATGAAGCAATATAATTATAACTTCATATTATATACGTGGAATTGATGTGCTTTGTTAAACAAATAGAAAAAAAAATTTTAAATATTTCACACAACAATTCTCTCACTCTCCGCCAATATTCACACACTTCATACACACTTCATCAAAAATCGTTGTAAATCTAACAAAAAAAACGGTTGAAAGCTCCGTTTTATCCACAAGTAAACTCCCATTTTTTTCCCAGAAAACAGCCAAAACATGGATTGTACATGGTAAAAAATATAACTGTACTATTGATATTTACACACTTTTACACACTTTATGTTATAACAATATTAACTTTAAACCGTCTAAAAAAGGAGTAGTTATGAAGGTACAAAAAGTTATACATAATGGTAATAAAAAATTTTGTGCGATTGTAGAAACTGGTGAATTTTATCCAAATGGTCGTGCTAAACAAAAAAGATTTTTTAATACTTTAAGAAACGAAGCTGTTGCTTTAGCAATGGATTTTTTGGCTGATAAAGGTAATCAACCAAGCAAAGAAGTTAAAGTAAATAGTTATCCATTATTTAAAGTATTTGATAGTTTGCAGGAGGATTGGCAAGTTAAGGTTGCACTTAAAAACAAAAATCCTAAAAAAAGAAATACTTTATCTGAAGATACAGTTGATAGATATGAGGAGTCTGTAAAAGCTCTTTGGAAAATTCGTGATAAAAATACCAATATCCATACAATTAATAAAAGATGGGTTGATAAATTTATTAAAGAATTAAAAACACATCATACTGAATCACACGCATTCCGTGTTTATTCTGTATTTGAAAAAATTATGATGAAAGCGGAACAGTTGGATATTATTGATCTATCCCCTACTCATGCTTTCGTTAAAGACAGACCAACTTATTCTTCTCCAGGTAAAAAAGCTATTGATCCTAAAGAGATGAAAAGAATTCTTAAACAAGTTCAATGGTCTTATGAGAAGTATCAATCTCAATCTGCATTCTTATTGCTTATCCAGGCATATACTGGAGCTAGATGGGGTGAAGTATCTGCTTTAACTCATGGAGATATTGATTTTAAAAATAATAAAATTCTTATTAATAAATCAAGATCGGCAAAATCTGGTAAAATATCATTAACTAAATCAGGTCATTTAAAACATGATGAAGCTGATATGGGTGAAAGAATTGTGCCTATTGCTCCTAAGTTTGCTGATATGATTGATAGTTATATCGTTAATGCAGATATTAAAAAGGATGGTTTTCTTTTTGATTGTTCTTATACGGTTTCACAAGATACTTTTATTGCTGCTTGTAAAAGAGCAGGAAGTACACAAAGAGAAACTAAAGTCTTTAGACGATTTGTTTCAACTGAAATGCGTAAGATTGGTGCAAGTCCAGACGAGGTTAAATTGCGTCTTGGTCACTCTGATATTGCTACGCAAGACATCTATGTCACTCATACTGACAAGAATGCCAATAATCATGCTGAAAAGCTATACAAAACACTTAATTAAGAGTTAATATAGTTTTTTGAATCCTGGTAACGGTTTAAAGTTTGGGAGGTCTAATCACACAGACCTCCTTCTTTTTTTGCTTGTATGGTCAAATATGAGCTTGTTTTTTTATTATATTCCACAAATTCCCTCACATTCATCATCAAACATATCTAATTGATCTTTATTTGGATCAAACTCAACTTTATCTAATGGTTGCAAACTTCTATGAGTATATAACTCAACATCAAACGGATATTTTAATGACTCAGCTTCTCTTACCGCATAATCAACCTCAACAGCTTTAGCAAAATCATTTGGTCTATTTTTTTTCATATCAAGCCAAGTTTTATTGTCGTGATATGGACAGTTTATACAAGCAGATTTTTTAGGTATAGGTAAATTATTTTCTTTTATCCAATTAAGACAATCGTTTCTGTTTAAATTTTTTTCTATTAGCGGATAGTAATTATTTATCCAAATATCCCTGTTTCTTCTTGTTCTTTGTATTTCATCCATAGATATACCTATCCATTGATCAACTAATATTTCTTTCCCTGCTCTTTGACCTTTTTTTAATCCTAATAATTCTCTTATTTTTTTTCTTATTGGCTGTATTTTAAAATCATTTGTGCATTGCCTACGAATAAAACCTTTTTTCATATACATAGGAAAACCACTATATCTTGAAGTGTTGCCTTTAGCAGCTTCCATAGTGTGAGTATAAATATTTTCATGGCTGTCTTTAAAATCAGCTTTTACTATGTGAAAACCAATATCATTATCTTTAGATATTTTTTCACATCTGTTTACTTGTTCATAAACATAATCTGGTTCAAAACCAGTATCGGCAAAAATTACATGATCAACCTTTTTAAAAAATCCATTTACTGACATTAAAAACATTGATGTAGATTGGACACCTGCACCAAATGATAAAACTTGCAACCTATCCATTAGTCAAAAACATTTATGCAAATTGTGTAATTTTCGTAAATATCTAATCAATGTTGATACTTGTACTGTTCTTTCATTCTCTAATGTTGGATAAAGTTTTCTTACCCTAAAAGTTTTCATATCTTTGTAAAAAATTAGCATTGCAGGAACTTTGCTTTGCTTTGCCAACTTCTTAACTGTCGTACAATTTTTGTATGTCTGACCTTTATCGTATGCGTGTTCAATCAGTAATAATGGCTGATAACATTTACTGCATACTTCCACCAAATCTATATCAATAGCTGCCAAATGATCTATGGTACGATGCCACTCGTTAAAGGGATTTCCCTTTTCAAAATAAGTATATCTAGGACTCACTCTTTGTTATGCTTTTTGGTATGTCTGATTGATTTTCTAATTTAATAATTTCTTGTCGTAATTTAAAATTATCCTCAATTTTTTTTTCTAATAAATCTTTTGAGAACTCTAATTGAGATTTTAATTCTTTAATTTGTAATTCCAAATCTTGTTTAAGCACTTATAACAATATTGTTTTTTGATTTTTTAATAAATGACTCTCCCTGATCAGTAAGATTTAAACTTCTCTTTTTATATTTATCTTTAAAAATATAACCTCTCTCTACTAATCCGTTACAACATTGTGCAACACTTGTATAAGAAGTAATCTTTAATCCATCCTGGATTTCTTTTAGTGATGGAGAGTAATCATTTTCTTCCCAAAAATTATTTACAAATTTTAATATTTGGCTTTGTCTAGGAGTCATGCTTTCTTTTTATCCTCCTTAAATTCAATCAATTTAACAACATTTTTTTTAATTTGTTTTGTAATTCTGATGATTGGTAATGGAAAATAATCCCAACCATATTTTTTTCGCAGTATATTTTCAATTAAATCTGTGTTCATAAATCACCATTTTTTTTCATTAGTAGTGCATTCGTCATAGAGAAATATGCAGCTCCATCGACAAAATTATCTCTATTGTATGTGTCAGGATTTGATGCTCTTGCAATTTTTACACCTGCCATGCACAAAGTAACTTGATCTGCTCTTATTGGTGTTTTTAAAATGACACTCCAAATTTTTGCAATGTCCTCATGGTTTTTATCAAATGCACCATAAATAATTTTTCTTTCACCACCAACAAGAGAGTCAGCTTCTTCAAGAACATCCGTTACTTGATTATAAATATCTTCCACTATAAATCTTGTTCCCTTTTATCTAACATTTGTAAGCCAATGTATTTGTTTCCATTGTCACTTTCATTTTTGTAACCTTGAAATTTTATTGTTTCTCCTTGTTTTACATCACGAGAAACTTTTAAAGATCCGTAATATTGATGCTTTGCATCAGCATCTTTGTTTGGCATTATATTTCCTTTGCCTTCTTTATGTTCAAATTTATCCATTATATATCCCATCCATCGTCTGTTGGTTTGTTTCTAGTAAAAAGTGATAATTTATTTTCGTAAATTTTTTTTAATTGCTCGTTACCATCAATCGGTATTTGTTCTTTTGTGTAAACATTACTTAATTGACCAAGATGTTTTGTACCATCAAGAGCTGCACTAATTCTTACGAATTCACTTTCAGACACTTCAGGAGAAGAATCGATATTACTTCTTTTTTCATAAGGAGGAAAAATATGCTTATCATCCTTCTCCAAAGTATCTGTTGCACTACTATTTTTTAACTCGTCAACGGCTAATCCATTTCGAGTTGCTATTTGCATCTCATCAGCAGACGCAAATTCTCCTCCGTCTAATCCTGCTCTCGCTAAACAAATTCCCAAAGATGAAGTCATCGCATTCTCTGTTGCACTTGTTTTATTGACAGGTGACGAATTTCTTATTTCTTCCGCTATACCAACGGCTATCATATTCTTTTTTATCCAAAGCTCCGTTGTTGCTACAACCGAACCTGCAAAAATCATTTTGTCTTGGTGAAAGATAGGATCACGAAACTCTACTCGTGAAACATAACTTGCATCCGTTCCAAAATATTTTCTAAAAATATGATTTCTTGTATTAACAGTTGCGTACCATTTTTTATGAATTGGTACTTTGTATTCTTTTGTATTAGGAATATTTCTTAATTCTTCTATTGCTTCTCTTAATTTTAGATTGTCATTTGTTTCAGTAGCCATACAACTCCTTTGCTTCTTGTAAATATGAATTACCAATGTTCCAGGTGTAGTGACTAAAATCTGGTTGAATTACTTTTTCAGGATGATCTAATTTTGCGATCTCTTGTTTCTTTGTTAAATTTATTACAAGTTCGTTAAATGCTTTTTTATAATCATGTTTTTGAATATCATGGATAACATATTCATTTGGTGTTGCTTGAACAATGACCGTAGGTATTTTTGTTGCCAAGTGATAAAAAGCTGCTTGTTGCAAATGTGCATCATCAGGAAATTTATCATTTAACTTTGGAAAATAATAACTGAAAGTACCATCTTTTTTCTGTTTACCTGCTTTAATACTCCACTTTGTTTTTAGTTCTATTAAAAGATTTGGAGTTTGAATATCAGTACGACCAATAATCGGCACATCTAATCGTGGATCAGCAAGACTTACATAATATTCAAATATTGCTTTTTCTTTTCTAACTTGTAATTCATCAAGAGCTAAAAATATTTGTTTAATAGTTTCATCAATATAATTTTTATCATTGTTCCATTGAGCTTCATCTTTTTTATCATCCCAATTTTTGTAATCATCATAAAAATATAATGGCTTAACTTTATCAGACATAATGGCTGCCACACTATCTCCTGCCAAAACACCACAACGCATCTTAGAACTGATTTTCATCTTTCTTCTTTTCTCCTGGTTACAATGCAAATATTTGTAAACCCAAAGATCCAATGGAGTTGATGCTTGTGTTGGTGAAAAGTGATCAATACCTCTATCCATAAAATAAGAAGGTATGATCGTTGCTGATTGTGGTATATCAATTACTTCTGTCTTACTCCCCATGATGAGTAGAATAATTCAGAAATACTTTTAATAAAAGTTTAAAATCTACTTTTTAAGTAGAATTTTCGTAGTTTTTATGTAGTTTCCTGTGAGTTAAGTGAATAAAATGTATAAGTTTATTCTAAGAATAGAGGTAAATCATCCAAGTTGTACGAACAAATATATTTAGCAAACCTTTTTAATTGGCATAATTTTACATGACTATCATAAAATCCTTTACAATAAAATTGGTCATCTGATTTTCTATGAATAGTTCCTGATGAGTGTTCTAAGGTTTCTTTGTCTTGAAATATACCTAATGCTCCATCTTTAACACGAACTGCTGATTGCCACTCTGTGTAAAAAGTTAAATTATTATAATAAACATTTTTAGGATCATTGTGATCAATAATTAAAATAGTTTTCTTTTCACTCCACCACCAGGAAGCTGCAAATAATCCATATATAACAGGTCTTTCCTCGTTCTCATCGTAAAAATTTATTTTATTATTTTTAAAATAACCATTAATTTGTCTGTTTACTTTTTGTGAAACAAAATCTTCAACATTGCATTCTAAATATTCTGCATATTTCAACAAAACATCTAAACCAATATTTTGTTGTTTCATGTGCCTACTAACGGAACGATGATCAATACCTAAAAATTCAGCAGCATCTTTTTGTGATTTGCCATTTACTTTTTCTCGTCTAAAGATTTCTGCAAGATTGTGCATATTATTTCCTTGATATGAATATGGTCTGTTAGTCATTTTCTATTTTTCCACAATAGACATATAAGATACATATTTATTACATGAAAGCTTTTTCGTGATCTAATTCTACTTTTATTGTAGACAAAACTAATGGATTTTCTCCAACAAACAAAAGAATTAGCTAAAAACTGCTATTTTGTAGTGTGGAAAGATCCAACAGAAGGTGATGGCATTTGGAAAGAGGATTGGGATGGCAAAAGCTCAACTAATATTAATGTTGGTTGGATGGAAGAAAATCCTAACGATAAAGGAGATTACGTTCTTTATTGCAGTAAAGACTACAATCCTGAAATAAAAGAAAAAGGTACAGAAATTTATATACCTAAAGGTTGTATTCTCGTTCGCTATCCATGTGTTGTTGCAGATCAGGGAGAATATTTTGAAACAAACACAACAATTAGATAAAAAAAATAAAGAGTTGGCTGAACAATATATTGAAAACAAAGCTTTTCATTATCGTAACATCGTCAGAGAAACACAAAATTTTTGGCAATCATTTCATCAAGATTGCCATATAGCTGCGGAGAACGAATGCTTGTCGAAAAGTGGAAACTCCTCATCAAAATAATTAATACTAAAGATTTAAGTAAATCTGATATTCAGGTTGCTTCAACGATACTTGAACATCATAATAGTAAAACAAGAGAAACTTACCCAACGAACAGACGTTTAGTAAAACTTACTGGTTTATCATTACGACAAGTACAACTCTCCACAGCAAAATTACATGAGCATAAGCTTGTTTATAAGCTGTCGATAAAAGGCAAAAATCACTACAAATTAACTGAAGGAGAATATCAAACCCATGCAAATCCTTACACTTCAAAGCCATTTACTATGAACAAACCTTCACCTCCTACTAAACCTATTATTAATATAGATATAAATAAAACAATAAAGAAGTTAGCAAAGAACTCTAATCCTTATTACAAAGCTACAGTTAACAATGGTCTTGGTTATCATCAAAACATGGAAAACAAATATATCAGGTTGATGACTAAAAGATTATCTCGTCATCAATATTCTGAATGGTTGGAACAATTAGATAATAAAGAAACTAAACAAGACGCACTCTCCTATGCAAAACACTTATGCGGATAACGGAACATGATTTAGACCAATTGTATTATGATGCTTTCCGCACTGATGAAAGATTACCTGGTGCAATCAGAAAGCAAAAATTAACTTTTTGGTTAGAGATGAATAGAGTTGATTGGCTTAATTATGGTGATGATGAACTTAAAATAAGCATATCTCCTAGAAGTATATCACGGTGGGAATTAGCTTTAAAACTCATCCAGTTAATCAATAACGAAGATGATCGCAAAATCATATGGCTGCGTGGTAAAAGACTCTCCTGGAGTAAAATTGGACGATTAATTGCACTTGATAGACGCAAAGTAAAAAATAAATACAGCGAATTATTAATGACAATTATTTATAAAATAAAACTACAATACAAAGTTAAAGAGAAAGAAAAAATATACCGACTCATAGCTCCAAAGTACGATTAAGTTGTTGAAAAATAGTAATTTTAAATGACATTTTTTAGTATTTTTATTACTTTTTTACTTGTGTTATATAACCTAAAAGGTTATAAATAATAGAACAATAAAAAAGGAGAAAAAATGAGAACTACTAAAATAAGACAAAACGGTGAAGGTGGAAGATACATGGTATTTTTAATCCAACAAGATGTTGTTGACGGTCAAATAATTGAAACTGTTATCGGAGATGTTAAAAGCTACAAATTAAAAGCTAGAGCAGAAAATGTTGCTAGAGCAATGGAAAGCGAAATTACTAGAGAGAGAGATAACAGAATTAATAACCAAGTTACTTACAAAAAATTAGGTTTAATATAATAAATAAAAAAAGGATAATTATGAATACAGATATTTTATTTTGGATGATGGTTGGAACAATTCCTGGAATAACAATAATTTTAAACTTCATTTAATAATGGATAACATAGAATTAAGAAACTTAATCAACAAGGTCGGATTATCTCAATCCGATCTTACTCGTTTAATTTACGACACAAATAAAATAAACCAATCACAAAGAAATATAATAAATAGATATTTAAACGGTCATTCCAAAGTTCCTACTTGGCTGCCTGTTCTTTTAAAATTATTTGCAGCTACAAAAAATAAATAAAAAATATTTTTTTTTATTGACAGTTTTGACAACTTTACTCTATTTTAAGATTAGACTCGGACAAGTAGTTTAAATTTTCAACACAACATGAATCAGATTACAAAAACAAAAGGCAGACCGCCTAAGTATAACCAATCCAGGAATGCAATTAAAAGAATATTAGAAGCTCTTGCAACTGGTGATAGCATTAGGAAAGCAATAGCAAAAGAAAATCTTTCCTGGAATACTTTTAGGAAATGGATGTCAGAGAAACCAGATTTGAGAGAAGCTTACGAACAAGCAAAGAGTGATGGCATACATTACACTTTGGATGCAGTTGAAGATCAATGTAAGGATATGATTAAATCAGCTAATGATAAAACAGCTAATCTCAATAGTATTAAGGCATTAGATATTTTAGTAAGGCATAAACAGTTTTTAGCAAGTAAACTTAGTCCACGCACATTTGGAAGTGATAAACAGCAAATAGCATTGACGAACAATAAAGGTGAGAAGTTTTCAATTGAATGGAGTAAGTAATGTATGATGAGGAAGTATTAAATCAGAATGATGCATTTGTTACATTTTATTTAATAACGAACAGAGTAACAAAGAAACCAGAATTAATTGCACACTTTACTTCATTTGAAAGTGCAGGAGAGATTAAAGAGTTTGTTAAACAATTTGAAACTGAAAGAAGCATTACCAGATCACCGACAATCCATTAAGGATAATGAAGTAGAACTATTACGCATTGTTGATGTGTTATCAGGTGAGTTCCGTATTGGTAACGATATGGATGGTTTTATGGTTAAGAAGAAGGTTAAAGGCACTACTGCAAAGAAGAAGGGTAAGTAGAATATTTGCCAGGTTATAAGGATTATTGTTTGTGTAATTCCGAAAATAATATTTTCTGACACGGAACTCTCACGGAAAATAAAAAATCCTTATTTTCTGCCATTATTAAAATGATACGGATATTACAACCGTTTTATTTGGCAGAATACTGGGAAAAATATAATCAAGTGTGTAAAAAGTGTGTTTTAATATTTTATTATTTGATTTGATATTTAGGCAACCCCATCGAGGTCGTGCAATTGTCATTGTAACCCACTTCAACTCAGCACAATTTTGCTTACGAAATTTATGACGAAAAAAAAACCAGTTAAAAATAAGCCGAAGGTAATTTCCTTCACGGACTTAGTACAAGCACTAAACGAGAAATCAAACTTTTCTGATAAATCAGGCAAGGGAGTTGTTAAAGGCAAAGATGTTTCTCGTATGAATGATTTTCTTAAACAGAAGTGACAAAAGTATTTATACTGGTCATTAGTCTATGGGGATATAACGGAACTGAATGGGTGTATGTTGGAAACCAGATGGCTTTACAGCAACCTATGGCAAAAGAAGAATGCCTGGACTTAGCTGCTAACTGGCAAAAGCATGAATTTAATTCTTACTTTAGGTTTAGTATTGAGTGCATAGAACAACAAGAGAGTAGTACATGAAAAAGATTACTATTCCCTATAAACCTAGGCAGTTACAAAAAGAGATACACGAGTCATTAAAAAGATTTAATGTTCTCGTATGCCACCGTAGATTTGGTAAAACGGTACTTTGTATCAATGAAATGATCAAAAAGTGCTTACAAAACGAGTTACC